TCCGCAAGTCTATTATAGTCTGGGTCAGATACTCTCTTTACTATCTTACCGTTTTGTACTCGAGCAATCTCAAAAAAGTTTGCTGAGTTTGCTGGCGGGGAATCAATTTCAGCAGCATCTCTTGTAGAAAGAGTTAGCGTTAATTTAAAACGATCTGCGCCAGGGGCCAAGTAGTTATATGCACCTTGAGCAGGATCAGTTAATGTATCGTCGTTATCAGAATTAACTAAACTTTCTGTTACTGTATAACCTACAGCTTTAATATGATCTGTATTAGCTGCAATTACTACAGTTTGTTTTTCTGTTGATGCAAATATACCTTTAGTGTAAAATACACCAGCATCGACATGGAAAAGAGATGAACCTATAACAGCTGCTTCAGTATTTGAACCTGCAATAATTTTCGCAGCTCCGACGTTAGCAGTTAAGTAACCACTAGAGGTTGGTGCTTGTGCACTAAAGTCTATTACTTCGCCGTCAAATGGAACAGTTCCTGTATTAGCGTTAGGAATTATAATGGATGAATTAGCTTTTCTCACAAATTGAGCAAAAACAAGATCTTTTTCTGATCCTGTAGCAGCCTGTACAGCTTTTATTCGATAAAGATTTTCACTGTCACGTCCACGACCATATAAACCATTGAAATCAGTTACATCAATATTAGAGCCAGCATATGTTGGTTCTAATCTAAAACCTAAAACGGAGTCATTAAATATACTAGCACCGCTAACCTCTGAACCATCTTTAAAAACATGGCTGCCAAAACGAGAAACTTGCTTCTGCAGTATGGTTTGTAGTTGTGTCAGTTCTCGTGCTTGAACAGCATAGCCAGGACGGAACAAAACTCTATAAAAGTTTTTGTCCTGGTCGTAATCGTCATAGTACGGATCGACGTTGAAATTAGTCAGCAACGCGTTGTTGGCATCTGCCATGGGTAAACCTCAATTAATATCTAACGACTATTTTAATATCTTCAATCTGATCAGATGATCTACTAGTAACTGATCTGTTCTCTCTATATATGATGTCGCCAGAGTATGGTCTTAATTCTCCAGCTTGAATAGAAGAGACTATTGCTGTTGCTGAAGTTGTATTTCCAGTAATAGTTTCTGCTTCGAATGTACCAGAAACATCTACAATTTTCAATACACCAGCAGTACCTGCTGCATTAGTATTAGCAAACTCAACTATTCTACCAATAGCACCATTAGCTGTACCGGTTATTGTTTCGTCTTGGAAAAAAGGACCGCCAGAAATACTAGAAACAGTAAGTTTAGTTGTTTGATCATAAGCAGCTGCATCTGCTGCAACATCATTAGCGGTTAATGGGTCCTTAAGAATACCAATAATTCTAAAATCGTTGTTTGTCGGGAAGTTGTTACCCTCTGTACCTGACAACCTAACGTTAAGCATAACATTATGTCCACCAAGCTCACCTACCGCATCTGAGCCGTGGCCTCCCGGAGGAGAAAGTCTAGGTACAGCTGTAGCACCAACACCGCCTGTACCAGTAATAGTAACATTTGCTTTTGAATAACCTGACCCTATATTAATCATGTTAATATGTGAAACAAGACCTCCAGCTGCGTTAGCATAAGCTTTAGCATTTACACCGTCACCATTAATAGTTACTACAGGACCAACATGATATGAACTTGTAGAATTAGGCGTGATTGTAAAAGCAGGTGAAAGTGTTAATGTTTTAGAACCACCTACGTAAGCAGTAACGTTAGCAAGCTGCCCTGCACCCAAACCAGCTGATATGTAAATGGAAGACCCAGTATAAGCTTCATCAACACCGCTAGCACTAGCATCAAGAATTACAACACTAGAGTTAGTAATCGCGCTAAATGTGTTAGCTCTATAAGCATACCCTGATCCAGCACCTGTCACGTCTATAATTTCAATTGCATTATTAACAGCTGCTTGTTGAACATCCCATTGTGTTGTACCATCATCTGATGTAAGCGTTTTGACTGGTATAAAACTTGAAGTAACAAACTTAAGAGTGTCTGCAGCAGAAACTGAGTACATAAATTTCCATTTATAACCGTCACCTGTTTGAAACGTGCTTGAAGAAGTCCCTTCAGGCTTAATAGTAGACGCAGCACCGCCATTATTAAACATACATTTATAAACGTTGTAGTCAGTAGTTAACACATAAAAAGCATTATCTTGCATTGTAGTAGAAGTATCATCATATTCTGTATAGACGGTACCAGAAGTCCAGTTATGTCTGTTTATACAGAAAGAAACATCTGACGCTTGTACACGTTTTGCCGCGATCATATTTCTCCACGGCTCATATCTAGACTCTCTAATAGTGTCTGTAGGGGTGGGTGTAACATCACCGTCTGGCCACTCATTAACACGAGCAATAAACAGATACATTTTTGTATCAGCAGCTTCGCTAAAAGCTTCTTGAAATTGCTCAGCATTATGTATTCTAAATCTTCTAGTTACGACGCCTGACATCTATTTTCTCCGAATAATATTTTTAGTTATTTATCTTAGATTGCACTAATATCTTTAATTGTTATTACACCATTCATAGCAGCATGGTTTTGACATATATAAGCAAAGTTGCCGGAAATATTATATGGTATTTGCCAATACAATATACCTCCGTATTTTCCTTGAGCATTAGTACCAAATGTTGCTTCACCAGATGTTGTAACATGAATAAGATTATTACTGTAATTAGTACCACCTGAATCTTGTATTAAAAATGGATGAGCACCGGACACTGAGCTTAAATCGAAAGCTAATGTGGTACCACTAATAGCATATAGTGTTGGATTGTTACCAAGCGCTTCTGGGTAATGACTGTTAAACAAATAACCACTACTACCATTTGCTGTAACTTTTAAAGTAGCAATTGCTGTATAATTATTAGCTTGATGAATTGTTAATGTGTCGTTAGTGACAATAGTTTTAATTCCATTGTTACCAGACACAGTTAGTGTATCTGTATCAAGATTAGATGTAGTTGTTCCGCTATCACCAATAATAGTAGAATAAGAATTTGTAGCAACACCATCTAATGTTACTTTAATTTGATCAGAATCAGGTCTTGTAAATACAATAGTATCATTAGCGTTGTAAAAAGCAATACTAGATATACCCACAGCTTGAGTATTTGATACTTGCATTCTGTCTAATATTAGACTATTCTGAGCATTGTTTGATGATAAAGCAACAGCTTTTGTTTCATATAAGATACTAGCATTAGCAACTTGCAACCTGTCATTAGTTAAGTTTTTCAAAGCATTGTTTGATGCTAAAACAGTAGCTTTAGTTGGATACGTCGCATCTGTGTAGTTTCTTATATTAGTATTTGATGCGCCTATCTCTGCATTTATATACAAAATAATATTATCATTAGATGTTTTAGCTACGTCTTTTGTAACATATAAAACAGCAGCATTAGCAACTTGTATTCTATCATCTACTAACGCATTAACGTTAGCGACTTGCATTCTATCTAAGTCTTGCTGAGCTACAGTAGATAAAATAGAGGATGAATTAGCAGATATTAAAGATCTTAAAATTGTATTTGTTGAATACAATTCAGATTGAATACCTCTTACTACAACATTAGTAGTATGATTCGCTTGTAAAAAAGTATTTGATACTATAGTTGCTGTGTTTAGGGTAATGTTTGTTGTATTACCTAGATAAAGGTAAATTTCTTCAAACATGCCATTAATTTTTTGACCACCGGTTCGGATTGTATCACCGGTGCCGTCATCAGCAACTGTACCTACATTAATTACTTGTTTAGTCATCTAATTATCCGTTATATGTCTTGCTGAACCTCATCAAACGTGAGCGCTGTAGTATCAAATTTAGTATTAGCACTGTCAAATGAGTATGTACCAGTAATAGTAATATTTGGCACACCGATTGTTGTGTTAGTTATAGATGTATTTATAATAACTTCATATCTCTTAATTGGATTAAAGAAGATATCCGCATCAGTTACTATACCAACATTTGCAGTAGCGATTATAGTATTTGAGTCAAATGTCTGGCTATCTACATCTAATATACCATAGATGTAAGACGAAGGCCAGGTAGATGAGTCTGGGTCTGGGCGTAACATAAACTGACTGTTCGCATACGCTTCAATAGTAAAGATTGTATCTGTACCTTCCAACACTCTAGTTGTTGTAGTGCCGTGTATTGGAAGATCATCGTACGTCTCAATAACTTCAGTGCCCCAATCATTAATAGTGTTTGCACTAATAAATCTGGTTGATACGGTACCAGTTGCTTGAATATAGCTTTGATGTAGATCTGAGAATTCAGTTGTGTTAACTGTTGTAGCGTCGTAGTCAATTTGATATTCAAGAGCTGGATTGCTAACAACTGCTGTTGATGTAATACCGTCAAACGGTATAGCACCAAATTCTACAGTAAAGTCGCCAAAGTCAAGAGTTGAGACTATTGCAGATGGCGAAGCAGTAGGTAGTAATTCAAAGTCACCAAATGTTGAAAGCTGTATATAAACATTGGAGTTAATCGGTACATCAGCACCTACAGTCAACCATGTAAATTGATCAACCCAATAAAGAGTATGACCTCCGCCTTGTATAAATCCAGTATTAACATTTGCTACTTCTTGAATAGTAACATCTTGAGCAAGTTCTAGATCATTTATATGAACCGGCTCAATAAGCTTGACAAGGTTAACAGTAATTACTTCATCCGAATCAAGCACAGCAGAAAGCTGAGTTGCAATAAGTTGAATCTCTACCTGGAAGCCAGTACCAGCTTCTGGTATATCAATATCAACAACAGTTGGTAGAGATTCAATTTCAAGCTCTGGATAATCGCTAATTGCACCCAGCTCTTCGTGTTGAGTATACTGATCTATATCTGCAGAAACAACATTTGGAATAAATGTGTCTGACGGTATAATATCATCTAAGCGAAGAATTGTTTCTCGCTTAATAGTAATAGGGGCATCAATGTTAATATTAATTAAAACGTCACCGAACAACTCTGTACCGGCAGGATGCACTACGTTTTTAACTATTTCTCTATAAGTATTAAGAACCTGTGATGACCTTAATACATATGAATATTCTTGATAATATCTATTATCTTGAAGCCTGTTACTCCAAGAAACAAAACCTTTTACATCAGCATATCTACCTGTATATTGAACAGGCACAGTAACAAGCGGGGCCCCGAGAGCATTAGCAGCTGATCTAGATAAGTTTTGAATAGTTACTGGATCTGATCTACTAAAACTGCTGCCAACATTAGTAACAGCTAGTTTTACTATTGATCCGCCACTTGTAATACTAATCTTACCTCTACCACCAGAGCCTGAATCGCTGGTAATAGCAACAGTATCATTTCTCTGATGACCTGTACCACCGTCTAATATGATGACACTTTGTAAAGCACCGGCTTTAGACCTGACAACAGCTGTTATATCGCCAGCTGCGTTTTGAACAATTTCACCGTCTAAAAAAGTTCCTGATATATCAGTAACAAAAATCTCGAAAGAGTAAATACTATCATCAAATATAGCCTGTACTCTTTCTACTCTTGCTGTTGCACCTGATTCTTGTCCAGTAATCTGGCCGCTTAATTGATCTGGAGCTCCTACGTAAGGACCAGTGATTCGTATAGATGTCTCTTGCACCCAGCGTCCATCAGACGCTCTCAAAAGATCTTGACCTGGCGTGTAAAACTCTACTTCTTCATCGTATAAGATTCTGAAAAGCAGCTTGTATGAAGCTTCTGAACCTTTAGATCTGTACAGATCTTTTATTCTTTTATATACAAGATTTTTATTTGCAACTATGTTTTCAGGAAATTGAGATAATATTTCATTTTTAAAATAATTTAAAAATTCCTCAGCAGTTTCATCAATATCTTGATTAGTTAAAAGTTGCTTGGACTGGTTGGTTGCTTGCCCGGTAGTCTCCATCCATTCATAATAAGCTTTTATGAATGCTTGAAACTTGGGACCTTCTTCCGCGAGATATTCGGGAAGTAAATCTTCTACTAATAAGGAAGTTTTGTTATCTACAGCCATTAGTACACCGTTGTTAATACACCATCTTCAGCTATAGACGTAGTTACTCCTTCAGTATTAATAGACGATATTGTTGCTACAGTCTTCTTAAGTTTAGTATTAAATAAGTCAATTGAAGCGTCTTTAATAAGTAGTAACTGATTTCTCACCGGAGAGATATCTTCTTTATCTGGATCAGCTGTTATACGAACCTCTGCTCCATCATAGTCTGTAATTAATAAACTATTTAAAATAATTAAGCCTGTTGAATATGTAACTGTACCAGCTGTGCTGTTAAGATATGTTCTTTCTCCTGTTGTTGTTGGAGTATAAACACGTATATTACCTAAACCATCATCATCAAAATAACTATTACTATTTCCATCATAGGTAAATTTAGATGAAGATATATTAAATGGCTTAGTAGTATCTTCATAATTATGAATTTCATTATTAAATGGTATTCTGTAAGTAGTAGCTGCTGATGTATTTGGAGTAAATGTTTTCTCCATCATAGTATCAATCTGTATAGAGGTTATTGCGCTACTTACTGTGTAGATGTCGCGAGTTAATTCTGATTCAATATAATCTTGATCAAACAGTCCTATTTTATTTGTTTCATAGTTAATAATAGCATTAGAAATAGCATCGTTTAATTGACCAGACGTCAATGATGTTAACTCTGGATTATATTTTACTGTTAACGCAGGCTTAACATACAGATATGAAGGGTCGACAACCTCTGGTTCGATTGTTAATACGCTTTTTTCTAAAAGATAATCTTTTATTCTTCTCTTTCTATCATCAGCTAATAATAGTGCTTCTCGTGGTTTAAGAGAAATATAAACTTTACCGTATATTGGTGGGTTATTATCTTCACCACCCCACACAGAAACCGCTTGAATATCGGTAAAAAAGTTTGTTATTAGTGCTTGATAATCTTTACGTGTAACAGCGCGATTTTGAGTTTGATAGTTTTTAGGAGCGTTAAACTTTATCGATTGTATAGTTTCTCGAGAGCCACCAGACTGTGCAGCTGATACCGTATTAACAGCTATTGTTGAATAACCATCTATAGTATCTACCGCAGTAAATATACTAGCCCCTCTAGTAGCTTCTCCGTTACATACACGATAATCAATATTGATAACTTGACCGTCATTCAGCTGACGGCCTAAAATATTATCTCCAAACTTTAATTCATACTTACCATCAATATTTTCATCAATAAAATATACATAGGAATCACCAGTAACGTTTGTTAAATCTGATCCTTCAGTATACGTTATAACGCTACTATCTTCAGCTGATTCCTGAACAGTAACAACTAAACTATCTAGATCTACGTTTTCATTAGGTATTACATATTTAACTGGATTTACTGTGCTAACAGTATATTTGTGAGTTAAGGGTCGACCCTCTACTAAGTCGATATTAGTACTAAAAATGCCCTGAGAATCAGCGTTAATTACTTTAGCTTCTGGATTTACAAAAATATAATTAACACCGTCAATAGCAGCTCTAAACTTTTTATTCTTGTCTATAGTTATACTGCTAGGCGAATCTGTTGGTGTAATAACAAGCTGAACGGTAGCAGCTGTTCCTCTCGCACTACGCGGCGTATATCCGAGCATTTTAGCTCTTGAAACAACGTTGTTGCGCAATTGAGCAGAATCTAAGAAGCTTTCATTAGCTACCATATTAAGATAATAGCTATTCATATATGTATTATATGCAAGTAGATTTAACAGAATTTGCATAGTAGAAGATTCATAATCATAATCTTCCAGCTCGGTCTGATTCTGTAAAAACGTTTTTAAGTTGTCTTTAATACCATCAAAGTTTATGCTTGATAGCTGAAGTGCGTTATTAGCTGCCATTTATCTTGTTCTCTGTATTACAACTTCTAATTCGGTTGGTTCTGCTTGATTAACTACACGAAAGCGAATAGTAACATAAAGCTCATTTTGATCAAAGTTAGCTCTTACAATAGTATCTTCAACTATAGCTCTAGGTTCATAATTACTGATTGCCTCTTCAATATCTGCTTTTAATGTTGCTTCTTCTATAGGGTCAAAGTTTTCAAATAAACGATTGTAGATATTACAACCATATAAAGGCTCATAAGGACGCTCAAAGCGACTAGTTAATATTAAATTTTTGATAGCACGTTTAACTGCCTCTTCATTTTTGAAGACAGGTGGTTTCTTATTAACTGGATGAGCAGTCATAGTGACTCCTAAGTCACTAAACGCTACCTCATTAGTTATTGGATTTACAGCACCTGACGCCCGAGCCATATTTATTTCCTATTCTTTACGTTTATTTATCATTATTTTTTTTATCTTGAATCTCTTGTCTACGAATTTTAGTTAATTTACCTATTTCAGATAAAGCTTTTCGTGCTCTAGTACCAGCAGCTTTATTTCCGCTTTCAAACTTTTCGTTTTCTGTTAAATAAGTTTCATATAAAGAAATAATTGTTTCATGTGTCATATTATTTACCCCGCGTTAACGTTACCTGATCCAGACGCAACAGCTGAGCCGCATGCAACTGGGTCGCCAATTCTTCCTACAGCTTTTCCATTAGCTTTAACTGTACCACTACCACCAGACAAAGTAGATCCATGTGGCGGTGCTGGAGATGGAGAGCCGTGTGGTTCCCAAGCGTCACCTTCTCTATGTACAGGCTTGCCGTTCACAAATACATTCCCGCTCCCTCCAGTAGAAGCTCTTGGCGGAAATGATCCGTGACCTGTACATTGATCTCCTTTTCTAGTTACTGGTGGCATAATAATCTCCCTAAGGTGCGATATATCCTGGGTCTGTTGGTAAGTATCCTGTATTAGCAGATAAGACAGGATAGTTTTGTGCTTCAATGTATGTATTAGCATCAACTAACACACCATCTACTTTAAATGAAAGACCATATTCTGCTGTATAGTCTCGTATAAACTGATCTCTATCTGAGTTATAATTATTTACTACTTTTATAGCCATAGCAGTGTTCGCAGTAAAGTCACCATCTGGGTCATCATCAGGCTTAGCACTTACAGTAAAATTAACAACATATTCACCAGCTTTAGCTGACCCCCATGTACCAAAATTAGAACCATCTTTAGCTATTACAAAATCAGCTGGTTTTTCGTATTCTGTACCATCCCAGTCTACCCATGAATCTAATTCTTCTACTACACCTGATATTTGTCCCCCGGTAGATAAAGTTAAACCATTTGGCAGCTGCCCACCTGATACCCAAAACTCTAATGTAGCAGTATTACTAAACGCAGCATGAGCACTCACATCATGTTCAAAGTTAAATAGCTCTCTTGGATTGACAGATGTTGGATCACCTACAAATTCATTTTCTAAATTTGCTGTAGGAACAGACCATGTAATCGAATCAGTTGGTAAGTAAGGGTAAGGCATTCTAATCTCTAGTTCAGATCAATTGTAGAACCGGTAATAGTAACAGATCCGCCTGCAGCCATCGTTTTAGAACCGCTTATATTTTCAGTAGCGCTTCCGCCAATTGAGGTTGTTTGATCAGCACTAAAGTTTTCAGTAACAGCCCCTGTTACATTTTCTGTTTTGGTAGATTCATATGTTTGTGTTACAGTACCGGTTACTTTTTCTTCCAAATTACCTGTAATATTTCTTGTTACATTACCTATTATATTCTCAGTTAAATTACCTAATATATGTGTAGTGACATCACTATCAACAGTTAGATTTACACTACCTGCTATATGAACATAATCATCTCCAGCGATTAGTTGATACCTATCACTAACTATTTTTACTACTTTAACTCCATCTGTACCAGTTTCTTCATAACCACCAGCTGGGTAATATATTACATGGCGACCAGCTGCTTCACCTTCTGGATCGCCGCTGACTATTTGAGTGATGACACCGCCTTCTGAATTATGTGTTTGAACAAAAGGATACGTAGCGTCTTTTGCTTCCTCTGGCTCTGACCACTTTACATCATTAACCGGATCTACTATTACATCCTTTGATAAAGGATCTTCTAGAGCTTCTCCTCTACTAGTTGATTGAGAAGGTGGTAAGTTATTAACAGCAGCATTATCTTTACCAAACTCTACACCAGCTGTCTCTCCTCTACCGAGTGCTGGTATATCTGACTCGCCAGGTGAGTTAAATTTATAACCAGGTATATGACCCATTACCATAGGTCGTTGAGCTTTTTCACCGTCTAGGAAAAAACCAAATACCCATGTATCGTTTGGCAAACCGCTAGGTGTTGTGGGCAGTGTAGTAACAGGCTGTATAGTCTGAGCCCAGGGTAGCTGCTCAGTAGTAATAGCATCTGGATGCCAGCCAAAACATCTTACTCTCACTCTACCAATATACAGAGGATCTTTTCTATCCTCTACTTTACCTATAAACCAGGTAAAATTTTGTCCTAAAAATTCTTTATCAAAATTCATTTTATATCCTATTATGCAGTGGGTACTGGCTCTTTGTCCATAGACTGCTTAACACCCTGAATTGTTGTATAATAATCACCAGTTGTTTGTTTATAGTTATGCAATACTGCAGTTACTAAAAACTTTGAATTCTCTTGTCCAAACATTTTTAAATACTTAGTTGCATCGTCTGTTTGAAGAGGTGAGTTTTGAGGTATAAAAATATCTATTACATCACCGCACTTGGCGTTTGAATTACCAGGTACTGTTATATTAATAGAGTATTGATGTAAACTTTGTAAAAGCGCTACACCATTATGATACCACTTCCATCTTTTACTACTATGAAATCTATGCGGGTCAGTTGCTTCTGATATACGATCGCCAAATGTTTGTGAGTTGGGAGTCTCTTCGTCATCATTCCAATCAGCAGCTACCATTCTAGTATGTGCAATACCTGGCTTACCAGCATAAAATCCTGGTTGAGGTAGTATTCTTTGACCGCCACCAGGACCTTCAAAATTATCTAATTTATCGAAATCATCAATATATTTAAATTTAAAAACTTCATATTTTTTCATTAAAGGATCGATATAAGCAACTTGTGTGTCTATCATACCACCTACAACACCTTTTAATATATCAAATGTCTCATCAAAAGATAAAGCTGCGATAATTTGATACTGCTTGATACCCCCTTTGTCCCTGGCGAGATCTTTGTCTCCCGCGGGGTCCGCAAAGTAATAAGTCTCTACTGGACCTTCACTCAGTAACTTAGCAATTGACTTAAATTTAAAACCAATATGATCTTCATAAAATAAATAATATGAGGAATCAGGAAACTCTTCTGATTGTGCTTCAGTTGCTACCATGTTGATAAATTCAATAGGATGTTGTCCGGCACTAGTAAAAGTAAGCTTGTTAATTGTAGGCTCCGCTTCTATTGCTTTACCTGGAATATACGTACCATGTACAGCACTTGCTACTTCATGAGCTTTTAAACCAATATATGCTTCTTCTACTTCAGTAAATAAATTAGCAAATAGCTCAGGAGATGCACCGTGCAACACATACATGTGCTCTCTTTCTTTTGAAATAGTACGCTTAGAAAGTTTATATGATCTAAAAGTTAAATTAACCTTTTCAGCTGACGGGTCGGTTTGAAACTCAATAGTAAACGTCTCATCACCAACAATAGGGAATGCCTCAGGCAAGCCTTGAGTATCAACAATTAAAAGATCTGCTTTTAATGTACTGCTAAACATGTCTTCATAAACATTAAATTCAGCAACTATATTTTTTATATCGGCTATTTCACCAAGATGATTGGTAAGTACAACACTGTAAAGTATTGCACCAGGCCTCCAATTTTCTGTCATCTATTAAAAACCTCTTGAGCTTGACCAACTAACTCAATCACATAGCGTTCATCAAGTAATTTAATTTCTCTTTTAGCATCGTTAATACGTTGTTCATATTCATAACAATAGACTGTTCTTCTCTCAGCTATATCTAAACTGTTGTAAGTATCTAGATCGATTTCAATATATATTTCAGGCACAACTGTACCGTCAAAGTTTACTGATTGTTCCTGAAGTATTTGCTCATAATGATGAATAGTGCTTGATGCAAGTCTAACACTACCATACTTGTCTGTCAAATAATTTTCAAAGCTTCTTCTATCTAACGGCCAATCAAATTGAGGATCTATATATTGATTAGTTAAAAATATAACCCAATCTAAAGATGCGTCACCATAATACTTAAAAGCAATAGCATCTGCTCTCTCACCTTCTGGTACATTATAGTTGTAAAAAACTGCTTTCTTTCTTCTCACTAAATCTTGAATTTTCATACTTGCAGTGATATTAGGAACAGTAATTTTCTTACCATTCTTTTTAATATCATAATCTACAGTTGGAAAGTTTTTAAAGAAATAATTCATTATCTACCCTCTATTAATATTTCAGATTTAGTAGTAATAGCAACTTCTTGAAACGTCATAGACATTGTTACACTAAACGGGGCATTAGTATCTTCGAAATGATAAGCAGCTCCTTCGCCACCATAACCCACTTCAAAGTTAGTAAGTACTGAGGTGCCGATATCAAAAAGATAATTACCACCTACAATATCAATATCCCATTGCTCCGGATAGTCGAAAAAATGCCCGGCTGCTTTATATGCTGGTGACATATGAAATTTAAATGCTCTAATTATTCCTCTAAGTGCACTAGACTCGCCTGCATTTCTCGCTGTAAATTTATATGAAAAAGTGTGTGACCTAAAATTAGTACCTGTAAACAGAGTAGCTAGATGTGGGTTTCGTGCGACGCCAGCTCCTGCCATAGCACCTTTTACAGCTTGTGCTGCGACAGCACCAGACGCAGCTCCTGTTGCACCGCCAATACTACCAGCTACTGCACCGATTGCAGGGTCTGAGGCAGAGGATGCTAAATTAAGAAGCGCACCTTTAACATCAGCTCCATTATTATTTTCAAACTTATCCACCAGTCGCTGAGCTACTCCTTGCATACCACCACCGCCTTGAGCAACATCTGCTGCAATCTTTCCTATAGGTCCAATACCTTCTACAGCATACTGAGCATTGTATGTAGTAGAAAGATTACCTGGTAACGGTAAAGCTACTGTTGCTACTGTGGCTGAGAGGGGTGCTGATGATCTAGTTAACTGAAAGTCTTTTAACGCCCTAAATAGAATAAAGTTTTGGCCATGCCCTCTTAGATCAGACGGAAAGGTTAATCCTCCGCCGCCTCCAAAAGCAAAAGATGCTAGGCTTGCAAGGGCGCCACCAGCGCTGGCAGAAATACTAATAGATAAAGGCATTTAATTTTCTCGTTATGACGTATAAAGGTAAATTTAGACCGAAGTTTCCTAGTAAATATTTAGGCGATCCTACGAACATTATCTATCGAAGTTCTTGGGAGCGTCAATGTATGATATATTTTGATAATAATCCTAATATAGTTAACTGGGGCTCGGAAGAAATAGTTATACCATACAAGTCTCCATTAGATGGAAGGTATCACAGATATTTTGTAGATTTCATAGTCAAAGCAAAAAAGACTGATGGTACTATCGGTGTTACTTTAGTAGAAGTAAAACCCTTTAAACAAACTCAGCCGCCAATAGTTCAAAAACGAAAAACACGTCGCTATCTTAATGAGGTTACTACTTATTTAGTTAACGAAGCTAAATGGAAAGCCACACAAGAATATTGCAAAGATAAAAGATGGGATTTTCAAATCATAACGGAAAAAGAACTTGGCCGAAAGTAAGATAAATAATAAGAAATTATCTTGAGGACTACAAGTGGTAGCTTACGTATTTGATAGATTGTTAACAAGAGGTGTGCAGGCTAATCAATTACCTGGTCGTACCCGTGCAGCTAGAGAATGGTATCGTAATGAAGCTGAGCAAATTACTGTTACCCCAACAAAGTTAATTCGTGAAAGCGGATCAAAAATTGTCAGAGGATATGAGATAGGTGAAATGATGTTATTTAATTATGACCCTAAGCTCAAACAACAATTACCATACTATGATACATTTCCATTAGTTTTCCCAATCGAACCGAGAGACAACGGCTTCTTAGGGATAAACTTACATTATCTACCGTTACGTCAAAGAGCTAAACTAATGGACGCTTTATACTCTTTGAGAAGCAATAATAGATATGATGAGAAAACTAAACTCAATATAAGCTATAAAATTTTAAAAGCTTCTTCAAGATATAAATTATTTAAGCCCTGTGTGAAACATTATTTAAATAAACAGATAAAATCAAGACGAATTAAGATAGACTCAGTAGAATGGGACATGGCATTATTTTTACCGCTGCAAAGATTTCAGAAAGCAAGCGCTGGCCGTGTTTATTCAGACAGTCTTAGGATGGCAAGTTAATGGCATTTAGCGTATCAGAATTTAGTGGACAAATTAACAATAGAGCGGTTGCAAAACAACATAGCTTTGATTCTCTTATTACGTTCCCAGCTCGAATGGCAATTCCGGCCGGCGGAGGAGCAGCTATTAGCGAATTACGTTTTAGAGTAGACTCAGCCGAGATACCAGGACGCTCTATTCAGACTATTCAAAATAAGCCTTATAATACTGGTCTTACTCACAAAATTGGTTATGATGTAACTTATCCAGAAGTTACAATGTCTATAACTTGTGGTTCTGATCTAGCAGAAAAGAGTTTATTCACCGCATGGCAAAGTTTAATTATAGGTAAACATAATACTAACCAACCATATCAAAGAAATATGCGTATCGGCTATTATAAAGATTATGTTTCAACTGTAGAAATAAATCAGTACAACGAAGCCGGGTCAGTCTCTCATAGTGTAACTTTAGTAGACGCATATCCTGTAACAGTTAACTCAATGCCTTTGAGCTGGGCAAGTGAAGAAGTTCATAGAGTTACTGTTCAATTTGCGTATTTACATTTTATTGAAAATAATATACCTGCGTCGTCAAGTTCAACTGCTCCATTTATTAATGATCTTGGCCAGTCTGTGAGAAATGGTATATTAGGATTTGCTACTAACTTAGCGCTAGGAGCAGTAAATAGATCAGTGAATAGAGCAACAAACGGAGCAGTAAGTATTGGCTCACAAGGCATTGGTATTAGAGTAGGTTTTGGTTTTTAATTTTATATAAATGGAGGCATTATGGCTTTACCACAAATCGCGGCACCTGAATTTGAAGCGACAATTCCATCAACCGGTCAGAATATATTTTTCAGACCATTTTTAGTTAAAGAAGAGAAAGCTCTCTATATGGCAATGGAGGGTGGAGAACAAGGGGAAATAATTAACGCAGTTGTTAATGTATTATCAGCTTGTATTAAAGATGATATTGATGTTAATACATTATCTTATTTTGATATTGAATATTTGTTTTTAAAGCTACGTGCTAAATCAGTAGGTGATGTAGTTACTTTAAGATTTAGGCATGGCGGTGAAGATCCTGAATGCAGGCATGTTCAAGAAATTAACATAGACTTGGACAAAGTTGAATTAGAAAGATATGATGATCATACTGATAAAGTTATGATTACTGAAGATGTTGGGGTAAAACTTAAATATCCTAATCTTGATTCAGCTAGACAATTAGGTGGTTTAAACACAAATAATTTAGATGACGTATTTACTTTTTTAACTGATTCTGTTGAGTATATTTTTGACAAAGAAACTGTATATGAAGATAATACAAAAAGTGATATTAAGGACTGGTTAGAGAATTTAAATCAAAACCAATTTGAAAAAATTATGTCATTCTTTAATACTATGCCAAAGCTTGTTAAAGAACTTTCATATACTTGTGATGCATGTGGAAAGGAAGAGAGTATTAAGATAGAAGGACTTCAAGGTTTTTTCGGTTAAGCCTCGGTCATGATAGCCTGGCTAACCTTTATTATGTTAACTTTGCGTTAATGCAACACCACAAATATTCATTAACCGAGTTAGAAGAAATGATACCATTTGAAAGAGATATCTATCTAAATATGTTAATACAACACTTAGATCAAGAACGAGAACGGTTAGCAAAAAATGGCTGAGGCAACATTACCAAACGTCAACCCAGACGGTAAAAAAATAGTAGACGATACTGAGAAAGTAAAAGAGCACGTCTCTGATATCTCTTCTCATACCAAAGAGTCTATTGTTAATGAAATAAATGGTCTGGAAAGATTAAAGACTATTGGTAATTTATTGAATGATATCCAAGCTTCTTTATCAGAAATGCTTATGTTTTTTCAAGGAAGAGCTGATATTGAAGATGCTAATCGTCGGTTTGATCAAGCACAAGATGCAGAAGACCGTGCTGAAAGACAGCGTGCTGGAGCAGGTAAATCTTCTGGCCAAGCAAAACCAGTAGCAATTGCTAAAACTGATTTACCAGGATTAGGCGGAATTTTAGGAATCCCCGCGCTTGCTGCTATTGTTACAAGTATATTTGGTTCAGATGAATATATGCGTATACCAGCATATCTAACTGCTCTTGGTCAATCGATTCGACTCTTTACTAAAAACTTAATGAATCTTCCAAGAAGATTTGCTGCATTAAGTACTTTATGGGAGAGAGGAACTAAAACTTTTTCAACGTTTATGGGTAGATTGTTTACAGGTGGGTTTTTTAAACCTCTCGTAACGTCTATGAGTCAAAGTATATCTGGTTTTATTAAAAGTTTTACTAACCAGTTTAGAGTTGCATTTGATCCTAAAGCTGGTGTATGGCGCAACTTAACTACTGGGCGCTTTATGCAAGCACCAAATGCATTTGTACAAACTATAGTTAGAATAAAAGATTGGTTCGTTAGCATTGGTAAAATGTTTGCTCCTGTAGGAAAATTATTTGCAAATATCACTAAAGGGGTAGGAGGCTTTTTAGCAGCGATCGGTAAATTTTTAGCTCCAGTTAAAAGCCTGGCTACTGGTATGCTTCGTTTACTAGGAAAGCTTGCTCTACCTATCACTCTAATATTTGCAGTTATAGATGGTATAACCGGCTTTGTTAAAGAATTTGCTCGAACAGGATCAGTACTAGAAGGTCTCAAAGGAGCGTTTACCGGTATTGTCGAAGGCTTTGTTAATACATTAATAGATTTTGTAGGTGGAGCTATATCTTGGCTTTTAAGTAAGTTGGGGTTAGATTCTCTTGCAGGATTTGTAGACCGGCTAACAGAAGATTTTACTAACTCTGTATCTCAAGTAGCTAACGGTGTTGGGGATTTTATAGTTGGTATATTCCAATTCGATGGTAAGAAAGTTCTCGCAGGACTCGGAGATGTGTTTCAAGGCACATTAGGTTTCTTTGCAAACATATTAGCTGCTCCTATCGATGCTGCAGTTGCATTTTTAAATGATATATTTGAATTTAGAGATGAAGATGCACCACCATTCAGTCTTGTGGATTTAGTTACAGAAAAGTTAGGACAGGTCTGGGAATGGTTAGGTGAATTGTTTGATCCTCAAGCAATATTAAGAGCACTTCTACCTGAAGTAGGCTCTGCTGCATCTAAGTTAGTACCTGATGCATTGTATAGACAAGCTGGAATTAATCCAGAAACTGGTGAAATAGAAACCGAACAGCAAAGAGTAACAAGAGAATCTCAGGCCACGATGGATGATGCTCAAGAGCAAATTAATATGCTTGAAGAGTCTAGAAGTAGATTGACAGAAGGGCATGACCAAAATATTGATCGGATAGAGAAAACTATTGAACTTCTGAAACAGCAAAGAGAGACAGCTCCTGAGACTGGAGGGTTTTTTACTACAACAAAAAGTGATATAGATGAAAAGATTGCTGATAGGGAAAGGGAGTTAGAGGTTGTACGAGGTACCAGACAACAAGTAGTAAGTAACTTAGACGAGAGAATAGCTGAACAACAAAATATAAGAAGATCAGCTGCTAATAGAATAACTGGTTTCGGTGATGTACCTCAAGGTAACGGTCAACCAACTGTTAGAGTAATGACCAACGACGGGCTTAAAGATCTAACTGCAGAACAAGTTAGACAAGGCAGAGAAGACGGTACAATTAAACGTAGCTTAGCTAGTGAAGCACTTCTAGAGCTTGGAGACCAAAGACAGCAAAGTGAAGCAGCAGGTAGTACTCAAAGCACACCATTTGATAGTTTACAAGCTGGTGATTATATTACTGAAGATATGTTAGAATATTTGCCTGAAGATGTTATGGGTGGTAATTTAGAGCCAGAGCATATAGAATTCATGAAAAGAGAATTCATAAAACGAGTACCATCTGTAAGTGTTGGTAGTAGAGAACTATCTACAGCACAAATTATTAGTACGGTTGAGGATGCTCTTTCTAATGTACCAGGAGAAAAGAGAGGAATGGATCTCGGTACTACTGATACTTCTGTCAAAGCAGATGGTAAGAGAGGAATGGATCTCGGTACTACTGATACTTCTGTCAAAGCAGATGGTAAGAGAGGAATGGAAATTCCCGGTCAAAGCCAAGCTGTACAAGTACCTTCAGAAGAAAGTTCTGATTCAATAATGGATTCTTTACGAGCTGCTATGCTTCAAAGAGAATCTAGTGGTGATTATACAGATTATAATGTATACGGTTACCAAGGCGGTTATCAATTTGGAGCTGCTGCTTTAGAAACAATTGGGTATCTAAAAGAAGGCGCTTCAAAGAGGGGTAACAGCGCAATGAAGAACCCAGAGAACTGGACAGGTAAAAACGGTATTAAAAGTCTTCAAGACTGGCTTGGTGCACCAATGGTGCAAGATATGGCGTTCAATGAACTAGCTGCCTTTAATGAGAAAGAGCTAAGACGTTTAGGTGTTATTGATGAAAATACACCACCAGAACAAGTTGCTGGTTATCTTGCTGCTGCTCATTTATTAGGACCAGGCGGGGTAGCAGAGCAAGGCCTTGGTGGTAAAGATGCTTTCGGGACTTCAGGTCAAGAATATTATGATCTCGGTGTTGCAGCTGCAAGCGGGGCCCAACCTAGTGCAGACTCTGCTCCGATGCGAATAAGAA